TTCAATCAACTTTGACTTGGCGAAGTTCGCATTCTCCGCCGAGCAGATCCGTGACATTAACGAGTTGGTGTATGAGGGCATTGAGAGACTGCCCGAACTATCAGCCATACATCAGTTCTATCGTGGCATCATCTATGACAAGGAGGTCGGTTTCATCACCGGCGGCGGCCTTGTCGGAAAGAAAGGCCAGGGATGCGACCCCCAGACACAGGACTGGAGGGTAAGCACCCGTAAGGTGCTGTGGCAGCCCAAAGAGTGGGAAATCTTCCTTGACGAGTGCGCAGAAGATCTGAAGAACACAATGGTGCTCTATGCAATGAACCAGGGCACACGTGTTGACGACCTGACTGACACCGACTACATGGCTATCGTTGTCGAGGTCTTGATAGGTGCAGTGTACAAGTTCATGTACCGCCTTATCTGGATGTCCGACACCGACGCCGACAACGTGGACTTCGAGACACTGAACGTAGCAGCACTCGCTACACTGACTGCCGTTCCCACCGCAGCCGTTACCGAGCAGACCGAAGGCGACCCTCTCGTAGGTGATGTTTATAAGGTTAGCACCGCAGACGATAAGGTTAAGTGCGCATTGGCAGACGGCACTATCATCTACCTCGCAGCCGAGGCCGCAACAGGTAACGCAGAGGCTGACACGACCTACTACTCAATGGACACCGAGAATAAGATTACCCCGATTGAGGGTACAGTCTATATGGGTGTTGCCAAGAGCACCGCAGGTGCAGTTAAGTGCGCCCTCGCCAACGGCACTATTATCTACCTTAGCGGCGAGGCCGCAGCATCACCCGGTGTAGCACAAGAGGGCAAGAGCTATTACTCATTTACCGGCGCAACCCTGGAAGTGAACGGCGGTGGCTACATCACCGAGGACGTTGATCCCGAGTATTTCGACATCATCGACGGTCTGTTCAAGCAGCTCCGTGGATTGGTTGCTGAGGACAACACGCGCGGTCAGACAATCGCTGCCAACAGCAAGACCAGCAAGGCTGACCAGATGGGTGAAATGTCACCCGATAGTGCCTACAAACTGCTCTCGGATATGTGGTACAAGGCTCCTATCAAATTACGTCAGATGAAGGCTGACACCAACGTGGAGAACCGCCCGAAGTTCCTCGTCACCCAGTCCATCGCCGACGCATACGAGCAGTACCTCATCGGTAAGGGTATTGACCGCACGTACGTCAACCTCGTAGAGGGTGTACAGGTGCTGTCATTCCTCGGCGTCCCCGTAGTGCCTATGGCAATATGGGACGAGATGATCCAGGCATACAACGACCTCGGCGACACCTACTTTAAGCCGCATCGCGCACTGCTGACCACCAAGTCAGTACTTGCCGTAGGTACTCCTAACGGAGAGCGTGAATTCGGAGAGTTCGATATCTGGTACGACAAGACCTCACGCAAGAACTACATCTTGCTCAAGGACAAGTTGGATGCTAAGATAGCCAACCCCGACCACTTCATCTACGCCGAATAAGAGACAAGGAAAGGCAAGGCATTTGGGGCGGTCATGGTCGCGACGGCCGCAGCCGCCCCGCCTTGTATAAGAACAAAGAACAAACAACAAACAATCAAAAACGTATAACTATGGATTGCAGTAAAATTACAGGAAACCTCACTATGGCATCATGCCGTAATGCCGTTGCCGGCATCCTTGGCGAAGCCATATTGATTAACTTCGATGACTGGAAGGCCGCCACCATAACAGAGAGCAACGGCGTCATCAGCGCCATCGCTCTGGCAGGCACAACCAAAGGTTGCAAGTTCACCAGCCATGAGAAGGCCTTTGAGGCCAGCGTACAGATGAACAAAGGCACTTACGGAAACTCATTTAGTCATCAGGTCATCATGCGGGCGTTCGACCGCACACAGACTTTGAAGGATGACATCAACAAGATTGCTCACGGCCGTTATGTGGTAATCGTTATCAACCGAGATCGCGAGAGCAACTCAACCGTCTACGAGGCCTACGGCACAGAGAACGGCCTGGCAGCCAGCGCCATTGAGTACAACTCAACTGACGGCGACGGCATCGCCTATGCTATCACACTCGCCAGCGAGGACAACGCACGTGAGAGCGAAGTGCCCAAGAGCATCTTCACCAACACACTTGACGCTACCAAGACAATGGTTGACGGTCTTGTGGCCGATGAGTAAAACTTCTCGCCCGTCATGATGACGATTGACGAATACAGGCAACAGTATCAGGGTATCAGATCGTCCGAAGTGCGCGAACTGATATCCACTGATACTGACTTCCGCAATAACACGGAACGCCTCTACGAGAGCATCTTCCATGCGAAGCTGAACAAGAGTTGCAGCAACTGCTGGTTCGATGCGTACATATTGATTATGAGAACCAACCTCGAAAAATTGAAAGCAATGCAAGAGAAAGAATTTGACCTACGTGCCGGAGTGGTACTCGTTGACCCTTATGGCGACCCGAAAAAAACCGTCACACAGCGTAACCTGACCGACGAACTGGCACTGTACCACCTGCGTGTCAACCCGAGTTGCATCAAGTGGTTCAGCATCTATCCCAATAACTGGGAGCAGTTGGCCGTTCAGTCCGGCATCGATGCCGAGAAGAAAGTCGCCCCCGTAGCCGGAACGAAAGAGCCTGCTACAGGCGACAGCAAGGCGCAGGACAGCACCAAAGGGACAGGGGTGAATAATATACCCAAGACGGAGAGAAAGGCGCAGGCGAAGGCCGCAGGCAAGTCAAAAGGTCGACCACGCAAAAAATAAAAGAACGTATGAAAGTCGCAATACTGAAAACGGAACAGCAGCTACAATCACGTAACGACAGGTTACTCGGAATACAGAGCTACGGCGAACGTAACGACTACCCGCAGAAAGTCATGGAGGTGGTCGGTGCAAGTATTACGGGTGGGGCGTGCGTTGAGCAGTTCGGCCGTTTCCTTTTCGGACGCGGTTTCTCCCAGCGTGACTTTTTTCAGGCCATAGTCAACCCGAAGGGACAGACAGCCGATGACGTGCTTGAACACGTGGCACGTGACTTCGCTATGTTCGGAGGATTTGCCCTGCACGTGAACTGGAATGCTCTGTATGAGATTACCAGCGTCAACGCCATCCCGTTCGAGTGGCTGCGGTTCGAGGCTCTCGATGCCGACTATAAGTTCAATCGCGTGGCACTGCATCCCGATTGGGGTCGCCGTTACACGCAACTGCGTCGCTTCCGCAAGGCCGACATCGAGTGGTTCGACTTTTTCGACCCAGATCCGAAAGAGATAGCCGAGCAAGTGAGAGCCGCCGGAGGGTGGAGGAAGTGGAACGGACAGATATTGTATTACTCACGCCGAGGGCCGAAGTCGTATCCGTTGCCTGTCTATGACAGCGCGTTGACGGATATGTCAGCCGAAGAAGGTCTGTCCAACGTGGCATATCGTAACATACGCAACAACTTCCTGCCTGCGGGTATGTTCATCGACCATAACAACGGCGAGAAAGGAAAAAAACAGGCCGAGGAAACGAAGGAGCAGTTGTCCGAATTCCAAGGTGATACGAAGGCCGGACGTATACTTTATCTTAACCTCGATGAAGGTGACATCGAGCCTGTGTTCAGGCCGTTTGAGTCGAACAACACCGACCAGAAGTTCCGGCGTAGTGACGAGAAAGTACCCGACCGTATCGGTGCTGCGTTCTGCCAGCCCCCGATATTACGTGCCAAGGACGTTGGTAGCAACTTCGGTGCTACGGCCATGCGTGAGGCACATGACTACTACAACAGCCAGACCGAGAGTGAACGCCAGACACTGGAGCGCGTGATGCGTGACGTATTCCAGCATTTTGCAGGTATCAACACCATCAACCCCGATGACGATTACTCTATTCTGCCGAAGGTCTATGACGTGACACAGACGCTGGCCGAGAAATTGGGTGACCGCACGGATAAGGTGCTGGAGATACTTTTTGATATGTCCAAGAGCGAGAATGCCAAACGTGTGGTATTAGCAAAGGTCTTCGGACTGGATGATGAAGATATTGAGGAACTCTTACAAGGCGTACAGCAATGATTATCACAGTTGATGACATACGCAAGTACCGCGAGATTGCGCGGAATACGCAGACGAACCGCGTGGAGATATTCATCCGTGAGACGGAGGAACTGGACATCGTGCCGTTACTTGGCGTTGAAGAATATGACCGCCTGGCTAACAGGGATGAACATACCGAACTGACCGACGCCGAGAAGATGCTGCTGAACGGTGGCACGTGGATTGACGGATGCGGTAATCGACACCGCTTCGCCGGATTGGTTGCAGCCGAGGCATATCTGGTATTTGCCCGCTTCATACGCACACACCCGTTGCAGGTAACCCCTTACGGTGTGGTTGTGAAGGACGGAGACGACAGCGTGGCTGCCAGTGCGCAGTCGATAGCCGCCGTCAGCAAGGACAGTGAGAAGATCGGCCGTCAGCATCTCGCCGATGCCGTCAAGTACTGGCGTTACGTCAGTCAGACGGCCGACTGCAAGCACATTCCGGCCAGTAGACCGAAATTTATAGCAATAGGAGATTAACGATATGAGTAACTGTGCAAAATTAATTAACAATCAGAATATGGCTCGTTGCGGGCAGTTCAACCCCGGCATTGAGCCAGATCTGATCCTTATCGACCTGCGCGACATCGAGAGCCGCACCGTCGTTGACGGAGTGCTGACAGGACTGACGCTGAAAGAGGATTGTTATGCCGTCCGCTATCAAGGCCGCCGTAACGCCTATGATGCGACTTTCCAGATGCAGAAGGGTTCGTTCAACAACTCTTTCCTGCATAGCATAACCTGCCGCACGTTCGTGCGTTCACAGGCCGTTAAAAGTCATATGAACCGCCTGCCGTTCTCACGTGTGCTGGTCGTAGTCCGTAATAAGGACAGCCACGACATGACGATGAAGTACGAGGTGTACGGCTACGAGAACGGTCTGCGGATGTCCGAGATTGACTACACGGGTAACGCCGATGAGGGTTGGCTCGCTTCATTCATGCTCTCGAGCACCGAGGACGCATACGAGAGCGCAATGCCCGTTACATTTTACAACACAGATCCCGAGACAACGTTCCTGCTGTTGCTCGCACTGACACAGCTGGAGTGGTTCACGCTCGGGATTAGCACGCTTGGATCAAATATGAAACTTGGATAAAACAACAATGGAACATTTAGACAAAACATTCGCACAGGGTCAAACCCTGAACGCTGCTGACCTGAACGATATAGTCAGCAAGATCAACGAGGGTGTTGACAATATCAACATCCTTGCAGCAGAGAACATG